AGCAGGTATTCCATTCAAAACCCTTTTATTCTTCAGAAAAGCATAGACGTCCAAATGTTCGTCGATGTCTATCTTTATGCACTGGACGGTAGGTGATATTTTGTGAAACCATTCGTTCACTAATCCCTCTATTTTTTTACACGGACCGCACCATTCCGCGCCGAATTTAATAATAATAAGTCCTTGGTTTGCAGCAAGCAAATCAGAAAACGCCTTCAGTGATGGTAATTCGGTAATAATCGAAGGATTCTGCGACATTGTCTAAACAATTTGAATACTGTGTATTATATTTATAGTATATGTGTATTATATTTATAGTATATTTACACCTTTGAAGATTTAAGTTCGCACAAAAATACGAAAATAAAAAATTCAAAGGTATAAAATCAATAGTTGTGCTTACCGCTTTACTTCGGCTTTAACAACGATGGTCTTACTTTTTCTCGTTTCTTCTCCAAAACAAGTGAAAGACGATGCCCTACTAAACTCTTCTGGTCTCGTTTGGTTATTTATCCAACAAGTAGTTAAGTTCATTATATTTACTGCGGAATTCGCATCTCGGGTTCTAAATACGTTTTGTTTGTTTTGGCAACTCACGCAGTTAGAACATACGAAAAGACGATATACTTCCTTATTCTTTTTATCTCGGTAATGTTTCATTTCATTACTACACCCACAACATTTCTTACTGGTATTGAATTCATTGATTGTAATAGTATCATATCTTTTATGGATTTGTTTCCGTAATCCCTTATTCATCGTAGGCATAAAATGTTTCATTTGTGTATCCCTACTCCAATTTCCATAACCAATTAGGATATTTAAACCAAACGTTTCTTGGATTTTATTCAGGAATGTATCTATTGATTTCTTACCATAACTATATTGCCTAAATTTCATTTTTCTCCAAGTATCTTTCTTGTAAAATTCGCTAACTTGTTTATTGAGTTTATTTTTTTCTACCAAATATGCTTTGAACTTGATATAATCCACCGATTTGCTATTTTGAAACGATAAATGAGTTTCTTTTTCAATAATTTTATTTCGTTTCTTTTCTTGTAATAATATTCGTTGGTTTCTCTTCCCATAACTTTCTATTTTCCGTTGTGATGCTGTATATTGTAATTTCTTACCATTCTTATCCATCATATATACTAACGAGTGTTTGCCTGGGTCGCAACCAACTATATTCCTATTACTCAAATTATCTAATTGTTCTTTGGATAAATCTTCAATATCATAAAAGTCTTGGTCTGGAATGCTTGGAACTCTTGAACCCCATTTCTTATCTTTCAAATCTTTTCTAATAAATAATAAGCAACAAGATACTCCGTCAGTTTGTATTTGATGATGGAATTGGTAATGTTGATTTCTAAATATTTTATGGTTCAAATTCAAAAAGGCATTCCAAATATTGTGTTGGTTTTCTTTTAGGTTTTTATGTAATTCACCCTTTTTTATTCCATCTGCTTTATTTACTGGACAGAATAAACTAACCAAACTTGCTGTATCCAAAAGAATATGTTTTGGAACAATATTATTTCGTAGTGGTAAGGGTTGGAATAATTTACTTTCTTGTTTTTCCAACACTTCATTCATATACAACATTCCTTTCAAATATTCAAATGGTCTAACTTTCACATCATAATAAACTGACTTGGTAATGTTAGTTGGAGCGAACCGGAGCGTCAGCGGAGGAGAGCGACTGAACTCCGGAGATGTGCACCGCATATCGAAGGAGTTTGGTAGAATATTTGATAAATGAGTTGTTTTCCATTCATTGAAAATTTCATCGGTTTCATTATTTATACTCATCAATTGATGTTTTAATTTGAATAAAATGGATTTATCTTCGGTTATTTGTGATGTTGTTTTGTTGATAAATCTCAAAAAGTGCTGAACGAAATGTTCTTGGGCGTTGTTGGATAAAGACGTATGAATTTGTGTTGCTAAATAAGGTAATAAAAAAGTGGTATTTTTCAAATTTGTTTTCTCGTGATTTACTGATGGCTGATATTCTTCCAAATAAAACTTTTCCAACTTGTCAAGTAGTTCCGTATTTTTACTTTTCACACCTTGGTTGCTTCGTGTTCCTAATGATTTGATACAATACAAAATAAAAGTGTTATCAATTTCAGGCAAAGCCGTTTTATTGGAATAGCAATTCAAAACATACAAACGGATAAACTGGTAAGAATGTATCATTAAATCATTCATTTCAAAAACAAGATTGTTTATTACAGGTTGAACTAAATCCCGATTAAGTAAAACAGATTTGAGTGGTATTTTGAAGGTTTTGTATGCGGATTTATCGTTATTCCTAAACTCTTTGAATTCGTCTTTCAACTTCTTCTTTTTGACCATTCTATATATTTACTAAAGATAATAATTTTAAGCAATTTTACGAATTAATATTACTAAATGATTTAATTTTCGGTTTTTTCTTCATTTCCCTTTTTTAACTTCTCCTTTCTTTTCAAATATTCTCGTTTATTATATTCTTTTTTTTGTTCTGGTGTAGGTTTGTAATCGCTTTTGTAATTTGTTTTTTGTTGGTATTCCTTAACTCTTTGTTTATGTTCTGCTTTATTATTTTCATAATATTTTTTATTTTTCATTGTATAAATATTAAGATGCTCCTTGGTTTGAATTAATTCCTCTTTTGTTTTTTGTAATTCTTCTTCTAATAGTTTATAATTATTTATAATTTCATCAACATTCATAGTTTAGTATAATATGATAAATATTATTTATATAATTTATCATAATAATTATTCAATGTGTTCTGTGCGAACTTAAATCTTCAAGTGTGTATTTATTTTATGGTTTTCGATTGAACGATAAAAATCGAATAATACTTTTCCAATGAAAATATATAAGTAATTGGCAACAAACAAAACAAACAAACAAAACAAACAAAACAAACAAACAAAACAAAATGTCGAATCAAAACGCACCCCATAATTTAACCATCCAATCATATTCGATCGAGGAATTATTTGGTTTGTTTGATCTAACACCCAAACGAATTACCGAACACGAAATGAAACAGGCCAAAAAACGAGTATTAATGTTGCATCCCGACAAGTCAAAATTACCGGCCGATTATTTTTTGTTTTATAAAAAAGCATTTGACGTTTTGGTCGAATTTTATGAAAATCAAAATCGTCAAAATCAACCAATGACGGAGGAAGCGACCGATTATAAACCGGTAAACGTTGCCGGACATAACCAAAGCACGAATAAACAAATCAACAAGGTTATCGATAAAATGTCCGCCGCTGATTTCCAGAATAAATTCAACAAATTGTTCGAAGACAATATGATGCAACGCCCGGATAATAAACGGAACGAATGGTTTAGCAAAGAAGATGCGATGTTTGCTAAAACATCCGAAAACGTCTCTGTCAACAATATGGGGCAGGTGTTTGAATCGATGAAACAACAGAACGCCGGATTGGTAAAGTATAAAGGCGTCGAACAATTTTCAGGAAAAAGTGGTGCGAATTTTCACGAATCGGTAGGAGACGATGAAGACGACACATATGTATGCAGCGACCCTTTTAGCAAATTAAAATACGATGATTTGCGAAAAGTGCACAAAGACCAAACCGTGTTCGCGGTTAGCGAGTCCGATTTTAGTAAGGTACCCAAATACAATTCCGTTGACCATTTTAATCGGGAACGGAACAAACAATCGTTCGATCCGTTGGATAAACAACAGTCGGAACATATGTTGAGAGAACAGGATCGAATAATGAAGGAGCGAATGATGCGAAAGGAATATGAATCGAAATTGAAGACACAACAATATATGGAAAAGAACAAAAGCGTATTGTCGTCGTTTTTGCATTTGGGGAATGGATAATTTTTTTGGAACCCCCCCGAAGGTGATTATTAAGAATTCGATGAAGAATCAGGAGGAAACTCGTTTTTTTGTCGAATGTCGCGTTTAAGATCATCAATTTCGATACGCATTGATTGGATGGTATTATTCATCTTGTCGTTCAATTCTTTGAGTTGTTGGCGTAAAGATTGATAATCTTCAAATTCCGGAACTTTACTTCCAGAATTCATAGCTTCCGGTGCAGTTATTTTGATGTCGCTTTCACGTTGTTGAGTATGAATTCGAATCAATTCGTCCATATTTCCGATAGGTTTATCATCGACCATTTGCATTTTAAAATCGATGTTTTCCAAGGGTTTACGAACTAGCATCGATTCATATTCTTTTTGACGTTCGCTAAAATGTCGGTTCATATCTTCTTGTTTTTTTTCAGAAATATATTCGCGAGAAACCGTTTGGTTCGAACCAGAACCGTTAGGTGTAGCTGAGCTTCCTGCGGTTATGAAGTCCGCATACGTAGTCGAAGGGGTCGAAGCACTTGTGAAGGAGTTTGCATATGAGGGTACAGAAGATGTTGTTGAAGGGATTGTAGGATTTTGGATCTTAGTGTTTTGGATCTTAGTATTTTGGATCTTAGTGTTTTGGATCTTAGTATTTTGGATCTTAGTGTTTTTTTGTTCGTTATATTCTTTTTCGTATTTTTTTATTGCTCGAATCATATATGCTATTGTTTCGCGATTCAATTGTTGTAAATCTTGGACAGATAATATTTTGAATTTATTGCTTTCATAAAACCCTTGTATCGTTTCTCGAAACCACGTTTCCTTTTCACCCGTTCCGTTATACATTGGATCAAAATATTGAAATTGTGGATGTTTCGATATATTTTCCCACATTCTTTTTTGATTTTCAGGATGAATATACAATGACATTTTTGTAATGGTATATTTTACAACACCGATTTTTTTATATAATTTATTGCAAATTACATAAAAACGAACGATTTATTACTATTTGGAAATGGGTAGTGGTGGAGGTGGATGACGACTTTTATCATATAAAATACCAGCCAATGCATTTTCTATATTTTGTGTGGTCGATATATCTTTTGCAACATTTGCATCATTTGCATCTTTTGCTTTTTTCGTGATATTAGCTTCTGTATCCATTGCCGAAACTCCTAAGAATTTATAATATGAGCCAATGACTGTGTCAAGTGCTTCATCTAGTTCATCCAGTTTATTCACAAATACAGATCTAGTTGATTTGCCCGACGAAGTATTAATATTATCCAATAAAGTTTTTTTTTGTGCTTCATAATTAGATAAAATATCAGGCCATTTCATTATGTTATTTGAGTTTAATTTGTGGAAAGCATCTTCCAAACTCATTGTGTTTTTACTACCAATATTAATATCAATTATTTCTTGATGATAGGGCGGGCCAATTACATCGTTTGCAATTGAAAGAAGATCATTTTCGACAGAATCGGTATAAGAATCTAATGCTTTTAAAAAACCAGCAGTCGCAGCAGGATTTTTTAAAATTCGAACCATACTAGTTGGTTTGCCATCCGTTTTTTTGTTCAAAAATGTAATTTGTATTTTCTCCCCGCCGCCTTTCGTTTTACGCGTTTTACGGTTATAGGTTTTTGATTTATTATTTGATTTGTTTTTGTTTTTTGATTTGTTTTTATTTCGAATCATTTTTGTTTTCATTCTATTGTATTGTATTGTATAAAATTATTTGTTGTATTGTATTTTGTATTATACCTATATTTTTTTATGAATTAAAATAAATATTACGGTATTTTTTCACATATTCATCCGGAATATCCTTATTCATAAACAACCCTAGTTTATTTTCGATTGTCATATTTTTTTGAACATCCGTTTCGTTTGTTAAAAATGTAATAATGAAAAACAGTGAATACATTCCACATTCAGTATTGGAACGCTGATGTTTTTTATCATTTTTCTTGTATCTAAACGCAATTGGTTTTGATAATTTTGCGCCTTGTTCAGTTATGGTTGCGACCAATCGCTCAATTTCCTTGGGTACTGGATTGCACGCACTATCATAATAAAATATAAGCGAATTATCGATATCCACGAACAAAGATACCCAATGAGACCCAGATTCATCGTGATTGTCTAAATTAAATACAATTCCTATTTTATTCTTTCCTTGTTTTATTAATTGTTTAATTGATAGATTACATAATGGTTCAGATACGCATCGATCGTTTTCTTCTGGCAATCGCGTATCATAGTCAATAGCAGTTGGTTCGATTAATTTGAAATTCGGAAAGGTTTGTTCATATTGCCGCAATACATCTCCAATATCGAAATTCGAAAGCCATTCAACCGGGTTTTTTTTCCATTCGTGTGGTTGATCTGGTGCGAAAATCATTTTGTCGATTTGTTGTTTTACGACTGGGTCTTTGATCTCTTCCAACCAACAGTCTTCTTTTTTACAAGTTGACAATTTAGAACGCAATTCGGACCATAATTTGCGCGGGTCAGTCGATACTATTTGTTCTTGTTTTGAATGACTCGCGTTATATGCATTTTTTATTTTTACTAAAATATCGGGAGTATAGCAAGTATAATTTCCGGGTGTTTTACCTCGGACCATGGGGCTACAATTCATTTTGGAAAAAGGAAAGGTGCCGCGCAAATCAGTGTTTTCGGGTAAATCGGCAAACTCCTTCACTAAAGTTCCAGAGTTAGGTCGCTCACCTATGCTTACCTTCGGTAGCCGGCTCGCTCCAACATCAATGTTATTATCATTATCTAAGTTTGCTTCTAAATGATCTTTGGTTATTCTATGCATCTTTTTATGTAGCTTTGTTAGGGTTTGTTTGTTTCGTTTGTTTCGTTTGTTTCTTTTTTTTGTTTTATTTTTATATGATTTACCCATTATTCCTATAATATAATAGTGTGATATTTATGAATAACGAAATAAATATTGTAAATCTTCAAAGATATAATATAATATAATAAAAGTATAAATATATTATAATATTTTTGTTATACAACAATGAACAAAAATGCAGTTGTTGTGCTTACTCGAGGATATAATGATATATATAAATATGACGACTTGATAAATCGTAATAATTATATTGGAGACAATGCAAAAAAGAAGGATTTTGATTTTGTCATTTTTCACGAAGGGAATATTATACCGGATCATCAAACTCATATACAATCAAAAAGCAACTTACCTATTAAATTTGTTTGTATATCTGAACACGCGTTTCTGCCAGAAAAAGCAGACATTCCATTTGTTGCGGATAAGTTTTTTTTCGAGAGAACAAACATTCATTTTCCATTATCGTATAGACACATGTGCACATTTTGGTTTGTAGATTTTTGGCATTATGTGAAAGATTATGATAAAATATTACGTATCGATGAAGATTGTAATATTGGATTTTCTATTGATTATATGTTTGAATCATTGGATAACAAGGTTGCTTTTTTTGGAAGATGGGATGATGAACCGCCCTTTGCGGTGTTAGGTTTACATAAATTTACGTGCCAATTTTTACAAAATAATAATTTAACAGATGAATTTGAAAATATGAAACATTTGAAATATGATAGTAAAATGAAATCAGGAGACGAAGTAGAAGGAATTGAAAATTTACCTCGGGTTTTAGGAGGACCGTATACAAACGTAATTGCATTGAATCTTGGATTACTACGTCAAAACCAATTAGTAATGCAATATATATCAGAAATTGATAAATCGCAAAATATATATTCGCATAGGTGGGGTGATTTGGTGTTGTGGGGAGAAGTGTTAAAAATATTTTACAATGAAAATGATTATAGCACATCAAAATTGATCCAATATTACCACGGAAGTCATTTTTCGCAGGTGAATTGAACTCCTTCGTTCCCTTCGACTACGTTTGCCGAGTTTGGAGCGAAGCTTTATGTTATTCTTTTTGGAGGATGAGCAAACATATTCATAGTAAGCCTTGTTGTTTGCCGTTTCACATTTTGAATTTGTGGATCTATTTCTACCCATTGTACAAAACCTTGTTCGATACCTTGTCTCAGTTCTTGTTCGTGTATAAATTGTTGTCTTAATTCTTGTCCTTGGCCTTGGACCGCGTTTTGTCCTTGGATCGCGTTTTGTCCTTGGACCACGTTTTGTCCTAACCATTGTCTAGCGTCTTGTCCTTGTGTTTGTCCTTGGGTTTGTCCTAACCATTGTCTAGCGTCTTGTCCTTGTGTTTGTCCTTGGGTTTGTCCTAACCATTGTCTAGCGTCTTGACCTTGACCTTGAACCACGTTTTGTCTTTGACCTTGACCAAACCATTGTCTGACATCCGACCCCTGGACCAAGTTTTGTCTTTGGACCATGTTTTGACCCGGCCCTTGGACAATGTTTTGTCGTTGACCTTGGCCCATTTCAATTTCTCTTTCTATTTCCAACCCTGATTTGCTAACATTATTTAACGAATCGAATGCAAACATTGTATTTTCATCTTCATAATAATCCGTTTTGTTTTGATTCGGTTCAAATTTCTTTATTTCTAAATGTCGTATCAGCGTTTGACAATAATGAGTGAATGCCTCATTAATTTCATTCGTATATGTTTTTTTATGATCGTTTAACATTTCAGTTGTCATATATGTTATCGAATGTTTAAACGTCTTTATTTTTTGCAGGTATTCTTGGTGTTCTTGATATTTTTTCGGGTCGTTTTTCGATAAATATTTCTGATAATAATTTTTATTAAGTAATAATTCCAGTGTCATTTTATCTACGGCAGGGTTCGACATTTCTTTTGGAACATTTGTTTTTAGTTCGGATACTGTAGTGGTTGGTTCCGTCATTTTTTTGGTAATGCAATCAATAAATGTAGTAAATAGTATATATAATTGTATTATGTTTTTTTGTTGAAATAATACGTAAGGATTCCTTGTAAAAGCGCAAAAATACACATTACAACAATAATTTTGAACCAATCTTTTTGTGTCGGCAATTCTAATTTTGTATCTTGGTTGCTAAATCTACCAATGTTGTAATGAATCAGATTTTCGAATAGATTGACAAATATATATACGATGAACGAAACGATGATGAGATGCATATTGGGGCCGCTAATAATGTACATTCTATATAATATGTATTATATATAATGCACGGACGAAGATAGTTCATTTTTCGTTTTTATCGTTTTTTGAAGATGTTTGGAGCGAGCCGGACTACCGAAGGCAAGCGTAGGTGAGCGACCTAACTCCGGAACTTTAGTGAAGGAGTTCGGAATTTGAAAGGTTTTATTTTTCTCGTTTTTGCCTCCTTTTTATCAAGATCTCGTTTCGTTTTTCGTTCCGCCTTTTCTAATGATTTTTGCAGTTTGCGAGTCGCCTTGTCCGCCTTCTTTTGTTTGTGTTTTTCTTCTTTTTCTAAATGGCGCGCTTCTTTTTCCACCAATTTTTTCGCGTGTTTCTCTTCTTTTTCTGCTTTTTTCGCGTCATTTTCCTCCGCCTTTTTGGCAGCCTTTTCAGCCAATTCCGCCTGCACATTTTCAAAATCTTCGTCAATTTGCGTCGAATATTTTTTCACCAGATTTTGCAGTAATTCGTGTTGTATTTCTTCGCGCAATTCGCCTTGCTTCCGCATCGTCCGACGCAATTTCTTCTCGGCACGCGCTTCTGCCTTTTCCTTCGCTTTATCTTCACGAATTTGCTTTTTAAGAGTGGTTTTCAATTTACGGTATCGCGATTTGCGCGTTTTTTCGGCAGCTTTTCGCGAAATATTTATATCTTTTATTTGCGCGTCCACTTGTTTTTGAGCATCCTTGCTACGTTTTTTGTACGTTTTTTGATCATCGCGTATCGTTAGTCTGAGCACGCTTTTTTCTAAATCGTTCAAATCCCCTCTGCGCAAAAAATCCTTGATTCGACTGATTCGTTTTTTATGAGCGCCCAGTTCGCCTTTTAATCCATCTTGCAGTTCGCGTATGCGTTCGTCATATGCAGCAATGGATTGGTTATATTCATTAATGGACGGATGATTTTCCATCGCCTCTTTGAATTCGGCCGAGGTCGATTTTATTTTTTTCGCGCATTTGTATTTTAAATTATAATATGCCGTTTCTTTGAATTTCTCGAGTTCTTCTGGCACTGCAGCAGTGATATCGGCAATGTGTTTCAAAGCGTCATTGCGAAACAAATTCTTGTTCTTGATTTCCTCGCGAATGGTTTTAATGTCATCGCGAATTTTTGTCGTATGTTCTTTGGCTTCGCGAATGATTTCTCGAATATTGGCGCGAACGATCTTCTCGCATCCTTTTTTCACGATACCTTCGTACTCGTTGCATTTATCTTTTAAAAATTCGAATTTACTTGAATCTACGTCGGCCAATTCCTTGTCGATTTTCGACGTTTCGGTACCAATCTTGGTCTTTAATTCAGAAATATCCTTATTAAATACTTCGCGAACATATCGTTTATCGTAGTTCATCGCATCCTGGACGTTGTATATCAAGGGCGGCGTTATCTTCTGTATCCGAGGCTGGGAGAATTGACGGGCGTCCTTTTCGCGGTTCAAATAACTAATATACCCAGCAATGTCGTCCAAATATCGAGTGCGACCGTTTGCACTGAATCCGCCGTCTTCATTTAAATATTCTTGGGAAAATGCGGGAAATTCGTGCGGGATTTGTTCGTGAGTGGGTTTGCATAAATTCACGAGCCGGATCAATTCCATCGGGTTTTCGGTAATGGGCGTTGCGGTCATCAATAGCAATCGCACGGAATTTGCGCCGGAAACGCGGTATGAATTCATCAAAGATTCGTGCAAAATATTCATATCGGGGCGTTCCAATGACGATAAATCGCTGCCGCCATATAACTTATGGGCTTCGTCGATGATAATGAGTGTTTTGCACAGAGGATCTTCTTTGCCATTTATATTAACAAGTGTTTTATAGAAATTATTTTGTTTTGATACCAAGTTGCTGAATTGTTTGTAAGACATGGGACGTATTTTCCAAGAAGCGGAAAGCAGTCGCATTCTCTTTTTCATATCGGTGGGAATAACCAGGCCTCGGTCAATTATTTGAGATCGAATCGTTTCGTTGCATATTTGGTCAAACATATTCTTCCAAATATCGTTTTTAAGGGTGGTGCGTGTTACCCATAAAATGGTGTAGCCTTGGGATTCGAAAGTGGATGTTGCGGCAGCAATCGCGCTGCACGTTTTTCCGGTGCCGACGCTGTGCCACAGCAATAGGCCTTTTACTGGAATTTGAGGAGTAAAATAATGGCGGACGAAATCTTGGGTGGGGGTGTATTGAATGAGGTCTGCGCCAGAATCAATACCAGCACCGCCGCCTCCCTTTTTATCGATACATAGATTTTCCATTTTTACGTTATCCCACGCAAATTTGCTGAAATAACGTTTGATATGTTCCCGCATATCTGCAAAAGACAATCGATTTTGGATGACGGGGTAATCAACAATGAGTGGATTATTATTATTATTATTATTGTTTTTATTGATGACGATTGGTGATAAATTTTGGTCTATGACGATACGAGGCTTATTGTTATTGATGACGATTGGTGATAAATCTTGGTCTATGACGATGCGCGGTTTTTTCACATGGGCGACTTTCGGACCACCGCCATTGATCGAAAAACTGTGGATTTTTTTATTTAATTCGTAATCGACTGACCCGAAAATGCTGGCGTCTTCCAAATCGGCGGCAAATCGGAATAAACGTAGATCGACATTTAACGATTTTAGGTATAAATCAAACGCCGTTTCTGCACCCAAAAAATATGGTCGCATTGGTGCTGGTATCTTTAAATCATAAATGAATACATTAAGAACCCATCCGCGAGTAGGATGAAATACCAAGCCTTTTTGCCCGCAAGTGCGCGTTCCGCGCCCGATAACTTGCTTTTGGTCAGACGGAAGAGCGGGTGGTTCGAAAATATGGATATATTTAATATCGAATAAATCAATACCTTCTTTGAATCCGCTGTCCATAATAATAAATCGGACTTCTTTGCCGTGAACGTTTTCGGGGCGCTGGTTGAATTTTTTTAGAATGCTTTTTTTATTGGCGACGTTGATTGGCTGGTCAAAAACGGCGACGGATGAAAGAAGATAAAAATTGCGATTGGGGGTTTTATTTAAATCGGCGTCGTTTAATAGTTCGATTTTGTTGTAGCGTTTTGCTTTCTTTGGTTGTCCTGCGCCGCCTTTGGATTCTTCTATTTCTTTTTCTTCTGATTCTTTTTCTTCTAATTCACTCGGTTTTTTTTCTAACTCCTCCACTAAAGTTTCGGAGTTAGGTCGCTCACCTACGCTTACCTTCGGTAGCCGGTTCGCTCCAAATTCTGATTCGGATTCTCGTGTAAAATTTGAGGCAGGTGCTGAAAGCGTTTCAGTTTGGCCATTTTCATCTCGTTCTAATTCTGGTTCGACTTCTAAATCATTTTCTTCAACTAATGGTGGAGCGAGCCGGCTACCGAAGGTAAGTGTAGGTGAGCGACCTAACTCCGGAACTTTAGTGAAGGAGTTTGATATAGATGGTTCATTTTCTTCTTCTTCTTCTAATTCTAATTCTGGTTCGACTTCTAATTCATTTTCTTCGAGTAATGGTGATATAGATGGTTCATTTTCTTCTTCTTCTTCTTCTTGGTTTTCCTCCAATAATGTTTCCAAGTTTTCTGAAGCAGTCTTCTTTTTTTTTCTAATATTGGGTTGTTTTAACGGTGCATTATAACCCATTACCATTCCCTTTGCCATAAATGCAGCGGCCAATAGTTTCGAGCCATAAGTGGACGATTTTAAATCGCAGAATATAAAATGTTTGTAATATTGGTTGTCATTGCGATAATCTTGCGCATCCAATTTATCGATTTTGTCCAAAAGAACGTGGAGTTTGGGAGAATGGTCGCGAATATCCTTTAGTAATTTTTCCGGGTCAAATTTTTCGGAATCAAATTTATACGTATCCGAAGATTTGCTCCAATTGGAACGTTTGCGAACACAATCGGAATCGAATTTTAAAAGTGTATTTTCTCTAATCAAGTCTTCTAAATTATCCATAATGATTTTATGATTATGGGTTTAAGTGTAAAGATAATATTTTATATAATGTTTATGTTTATAATTATGATTATGACTTTAAGAATTTAAGAATTTATATAATACACAGACAAATAAATAATTTATATTGGTATGTATATATCAAACAATGACTGATTTTGGAGGTTCAAAACTTGGCGGGGGTCCGTATAACGGATATTCTCCCAAACAAACAATTACGAATTACAAAGGAAGCGAGCAAGTTATGATGCGTCGTATATTACGCGACGGTTGGAATACTCAATATGCAACTGGTATTGTAAACGATCTTAGTCGCGTTACAACACCGTTTAGAGCAGTTAACAATTTAGGCGATTTTTTGAGTCGTACACAATATTCGTGTGGTGGACCCAACCCAACCAATGCGTCTCGCCCTGGATACAAAAGCCGAATCGGGACAATGTGGTCCAATTGCGACGGGACGGGAGTACCTGCATCTTCGTGCAACGTGAAATTCGTTTCGGATTCGTCGGATTTTACTACATTTAAAAAACAGCAGGCAGTGAATCGAAATTATAATGATCTTGGTTTTGGAGGGGACAATAATGGGTCGTATGTTAGTTTGATGGCGGTTCGTAGAAGTTAGGACTTAGTATTGATAATTTCGTAAACATTTGGAGCGAGCCGGACTACCTAAGGTAAACGTAGGTTAGCGACCTAACTCCGGAACTTTAGTGAACGAGTTCAAATGTATAAATAAAGAGGGGGTCTGATGACGTTCTTTATTTATAGTCGGATACAGTGTTTGGATTTTTGCTTTATGCACGTTTTCCTCCAATATATTTTCATTCAATCTATTTTCATTCAATCTATTTTATTATTATTATTGTCATAAATAAAATAACGTTTAATTATATAATGGCATCAGCACCGTACAATTTGGTAGCCATACCATACAATCAGTCTGTCGGTATTAGCTTTAATATTGATATTAGCGACGGAGTTATAATCGCAAATTATCAATATGCAATTGATGATAGTAATAATTGGGTTTCATTTGACCCATCTATGACATCGAGTCCCGTAAGAGTATCAGGTTTAAATAATGGACAGCAATATTCAATATATTTAAGAGGAGTAATCGATGGAGATCCATTAACATTCAGTGATACATCGGCTCCAGTTATAGCAACACCGAATAATAATTCACCAACAATTGGAGGTGTTTCAACTGGTACAATTACAGAATCAAATGTAATTCAGGATACATCAGGAACATTAACAATTACTGACCTAGATTCAGGTGAATCTTCGTTTGCTCCACAAATAAATACGGCTGGAACCCCTGGATATGGTGTATTTGATTTAAGTGCGAATGGTCATTGGACGTATACAATGAATGCAGCACATAATGAATTTGTAGCAGGAACAGTATACACCGACGCATTTACAGCAGTGTCTTATGATGGCAGTGCATCGCAAGTAGTTACAGTTTCAATAACGGGAACCAACGATCCACCAACAATATCATATGCGTCTATTTCTGATATAAGCGGCAGTGTAACCGATACAAGCGGGAATACAAATAGTCGCAGAGCAACTGGTACACTTGATGCGAGTGATGTGGATTTAAGTAATAATTTGACGTGGGATATATCGGGCAGTTTAGTAAACACTACCCTTATTTCTCGATATGGAACAATGTCGTTTACAAATAGTGGAACACAAAATATTCAAGCAAATTGGACATATGATGTCAGTTATAATTCAACTGCATTTAAA